AGAGACATATGTCTACAGAAAAAACTACTCCAAATGCTGAGTTAGACTTAAAAGCATTCGCGGAAGAGGTGGCAAAATCAACTGCTGCTAAAATCGCAATGCAACAAGCCGAAACAAAAGCAAAAGAAGTAAGCGAAGCCGAAGAGAAAGCTGCTGCAGAAAGTGCAGAACTAGCTGAAAAAGAAGCTGAGCAAGAAAAAGTTAAAACTATTGTCAAAGCTGGCATGTCAGGAGCTGAAAAGCTTATAAGCGACGTTGAAAAACGCGTTGAAGAAAGACATGGCGACTTAGAGTCAGTAGTTAATGAACTACAAAAAGACCTAGCTGATAAAAAAGATGAGATTAACGCAATGCGTGAATCAAAAAGAGTCTTTGGCGACAGACAGGACAGCAACTGGCAGAAAGCCTTCCAAAGCGACATTGATGACGCTTGGGTTATGGGTCTTGCTACTGGTAAAGGCTGGGATACAAAACTTGCAAACGAAACTATGCAGAAGGTTAACGCACATTCAGGCGTTGGCGTTTCATCAGCTGATTTTGAGCAAACAGTATCAACAAATATCGAAAGAGATATTCAACTAGAATTAGTATTAGCTCCGCTATTTAGAGAAATCCAAATGCAATCAGCTACTCAAATTATTCCTATCTTACCAGATGCTGGATATGCAGAATTTACTTCTAACCAAGTAGCTTCTGGGTCTTCACCTCATGGTAACTTAGAGGAAAGAGGCGACACTTATGATGGAACATATTCAGGTGTTGACTTAACTGAAAGAACTCTTTCAACCAAAAAGCTTATTTCTCAATCTTACTTAGGTAACGAGACAGAAGAAGATGCAATCCTACCGATTCTTCCTTTAATTAGAGAGTCAATCATTAGGTCTCATGCAAGAGGTATTGAAAATGCAATCCTATTAGGTGACCACGCTGATGGCGTATATGGTACATCTCAAGCAGCTTTTGATGGTTTAATCGCTATCGCTGCTGGTGCAAACTCAGGTGGTTCTCACTTGACTCAATCAGCTACTGCATTCGCATCTGAGTCTTTAACAGCTTCAATGTTATTGAACGCTAGAAAGAAAATGGGCAAATACGGTATGAATCCTAAAGATGTGATTTATATTGTTAACTCACAAGAATACTTCAACCTATTATCAGACGCTGAATTCCAAGATGTCAACTTAGTTGGCAACATGGCAACCAAGCTTAATGGTGAAATTGGTGAAGTCTTCGGCTCTAAAGTCATAGTATGTGACGAGTTTAAAGCTCCAGCAACAAGCAAATTCTTTGCATGTGCTGTATACGCTAAAAACTACGTAATGCCTAGACTAAGAGGTGTTACTATCGAGTCTGACTACGAAGTAGCAAACCAAAGAAGAGTTCTAGTAGCTTCACAACGTCTCGGATTTACCGATATGATTGCGAACGCAACTTCAGTTCACGCTTTACAATACAAAGCTAGTTAATAGCTTTATTATCTTGTGGGAGCTATGCTCCCACGAGACTTTTTTAGGAGAAACATGGCAGATTTAGTAACATTACAACAGTACAAGGATTTTGCAGGACTAAAAAGTCTTGAGCATGATGCCCGTATTAATGTAGTTATTGACAGCGTTTCCCAACTCGTAAAGACTTATTGCGGGAGTTCACTTGTAGACTATGCAAGTACTAATAAAACAGAATATTTTGATATTCTTGATAATTATACTGATACATTAATTTTATCTGAGTCACCTTTATTATCAGTAGTCTCCGTTAAAGAGAGACAAAACCAAGGACAGTCATATGTTACCCTAATCACAGAAAATTCTGACAGTAGTGGAAAATATGAATACCTTACAAACACAGAGTCTGATAGCATAGTTAGAACAACTGCTACAGGTACTAAGTCATTTCCAAAAGGAAGAAAAGCAGTAGAAGTTATTTACAGAGCAGGGTATACAACTACTCCTGACGATTTAAAATTAGCAGTATTTGATTTGATTAAGTACTATATGAAAGACGAAAGAAAAGAAAGAATGTCTATATCAGGAGCAAGTGTAGAAAATCCACTATCTTCTAGCCTAAGTGGTAATATAGGATTTCCAGACCATATTAAGCGTATACTTGATATGTATAAGATTTATAGCTAGTGTCCATAAAGAATACTCAAGCTAGGCTTGATTTAATTCATAAGGTTACAGTTGGAGATGGTTCAAAGACTGGAGACCGAAGGGTCATGCGAGGTTTAAGAAAATTATTAAACTCATCAGAAACTCAAATAGTATTAGATGTAAAAGTTTTTGCTTCTCAATTAAATACAGCTTATCAAAGAAGAAAAGGAAAAGCTCCTAGTAAAAATATAAGTGATAAGTATGAACAATTAACTACAGAGTTAATTAAAAAGTGGAAAACAGAAATACGTACAAATAAAGACGACTATATGATGGTCGAAAAAGGACAAGAAAAATTAGTATTTATAGTCCATGAAGGAAAAAATAGAAGAGGTACTCCTAGAGATAATTATACACTCTTTAGAAAAAAGAATCAAGAATTTACACTTGCTTTAATAAAACTACCTAAGTATAATCAATTATTTCATGGAAGAAGTAAAACTGCAAGTGGCAGAAAAAGACAAATATTTGACGTAGGTCACGTATATTCAGTAACCGAAAAGGGAAGAGCAGGACTTGCAGCTGGATTAGCAGAAGACCAATTAACAGGAGAAGATGGGCAAGAACTAACTGCTGCTGATTTTCAAAGTGAAGACCAATACAAACAGTTAAAATCTTTTCAATCAAAATTAGGACTTGCCTCAGAAGAAGTACTAAAAGTAGATACTCAAGGAGGTTTAAGATTAAAAAATAGAATCTTTTTACAAGTAGAATCAGATACAGGAAACAGAAAAAAATCAGCATCAGATAGACAAGCTGGTAAAGAAGTAAAAGAAATAATACGAGATATATTAAGCGATAGATTTACAGGAAGTAACTCTCAAGCTATGGAAATAGCCAACCAAAAAGGCTCAGATAGCCCTATGGATATGATAGGTACTATGATTGTTAATACTCCTACTAAAAGAAAAATGTACGGTAAGGGTAAAGCTAAAAATAATACTAAATACAAAAAAGCTCCAAAAAGTGTAAATAAAACAAATAAGGCATCAAAAACAACAGAAGTGCCAACACAAAGAGCAGTAGTATATGCAGCTGGAATAACACCAGACATAGCTAGACAACTACCTAAAGGTCCAGGTAGACCCTCTACCGAAAAGGGTAAAGGAGACGCAGATTTTGCAATAGCCGCAGCAGGCTTATTGTCAGTCAAACGAGCAATTAATAAAAGACTTCCAGAAGAAGTCAGAAGAAACATGGGAAGACCAGCATTAAGATACCAAACAGGTAGATTTGCAAGGTCAACAATGATAGAAAGCATTACCCCAGCAGCAAGAACATTACTAGTAAGGTATACATATAGATTAAATCCATATGAAACTTTTGAAAATTCAGGTAGAAAACAATGGCCGAGTGGCTATAATCCTAAACCTTTAATTTCAAAAAGTATAAGAAACTTAGCACTAAGTATGTTTAAGCTTGAAGCACTAACTACTAGGAGAGTATAATGGCGGAGTATAGAACAGGTAGAAGTAAAGTAGTAGATGCTCTCGTAGAAAAATTAAAAGGAATTGATGGGCAATACCCTTACAATTCAAACATATTTAAAAACTGTCATGGAGGCATGGTATTTTTAGATGAAATCCAAGAGTTCCCGAAATTATGCGTGGTAGCTGGAGATGAAACTAGAGAATATCAACCAGGCGGCTTTAAATGGAGATTCCTGAATTTAGACGTAAGAGTTTATGTCGAAAACCAAGAAGACCCACAAGAAGTCTTAGCTTTATTAATGGAAGACATTGAAAGAGTGGTAGACGACAACGATATGTTGGTATATGACGATACTGTCAGTCCAGCATTAACAACAACTTCCTTAACTGTAAGTTCAATGTCAACAGATGAAGGTGTATTAAAACCCTTAGGAATTGGCGAAATGACTTTACAGTGTAGGTATTAAAAAAGAAATTACAAACGCTGATAAACATCTAGCGAAGTACTTTCAAAGTATAAAATAGGAGAAAGCAATGGCTTTAAATCTATCCAGAAATACCAAGGTTTTCGTGAGTCAGGTCAATGGGTGTAACCCAGCTGACGGCGTAAAAGGCGGTATTAAAAACGGAAAAATCACTGCAGGCGGTTCAGGATATAATGTCGGAGATATTATAACTTGCGATACTACTAGTGGTACTGGTGAAGACGCTAAGTTTATAGTAAAAGCTGTAAACTCAGGAGCAGTCACTAAAGTAGCTATGCCAAACAACTGTAAAGGTAAAAAGTTTATAGTTGGTGAAACAGCTGCTCAAGCTACTGATGCAGTAGTAACTGGTGCTGACCATAGTGTTACCGCAAGTGGTGAAGGTTTTATCTTCACTGTTCAAGCAGTAACAGCTGGAACAACAGCAGATGGCGGAAGAATTGGAACAGGCTTGTTCAAAGGAAATGAAACTGATGCAAACACATTCAGACTTGGTGTATTAGATGGATACAGCTTCTCACAGGGAAGTGACTCAACTGACGTAACCATATCAGAAGCGGGTGCTACACCAAACAGGGGTTCAAAAAGATTCAATGACTCTTTACCACCTGCAGAATGGTCATTCGGTACTTATGTACGACCATTCCAGCATGGAGCAGCAAGTTACAGAGCAAATGGAACATTTGACTGTGTTGAAAACATTATGTGGGCAGCACTATCTGGAACAGGACTACCAAATGCAACTGAAAATACAACAGGTTCAGGAGTATTCGTAAGTACTGCTACTGAAAAAGGTTCATTATGTAACTTTACAGAATCAGATGTTCACGAACTTATGAAACTAAGCATCTATTTCGCACTAGAAAACACAACATATAGGTTAAATCAAGCACAGATTAACCAAGCAGAAATTGACTTCTCAATTGATGGTATAGCACAGATTACATGGTCTGGTAATGCTACTACTATTGACCAGGTGTCAGAAGTTTCTGAAGACCCTTCATTAGCTGTAGAATTTACTACTGCTGACCAGGGTGCAGATTCAGCTGCTATTTTAAGTGCTGTAACATTAAATGCAAACTCAACTGCATTAGCTGATAGAACTGATAACTGTGAAGAGTTTAACTATGTAGATACTACAGGTCCTAGTGACGCTGATTATCTAAGAAACAAACTTTCAAGTTTATTCTTGAACACAGCATCACAAGGTGGCGGTAAAGACTCTCAAGGTCTTGACGCTAAAAATTATGCAATTAACATTACTGGCGGAAGTTTAACAATCGCTAATAACGTTACTTACGTAACACCAGAAACTATCGGTGTTGTTGATAAACCAATTGGTTCATTTACAGGAGCAAGGGTTGTTAACGGAAGTTTAACAATGTACCTTGACAATAAAAGCAATGGCTCTAACGACCTATTATCTGACTTAGCAGCAGCGACTGACCTTGTGTCAAACGCGTTTGATATGAGACTATACATGGGTGTAGCTTTCAATACAACAGCTGTTGGAGCATCAGAAGTACCAGGTAGTTTTGGAACTCATGATTTTGGTACTGATGGTACCAACGCCCCAGTTATTAATGCTGGAGTAGAGTTTGCAATGCCTAGAGCTCATTTAACTGTGCCTACAATTGAAGTTGGAGACTTAATCTCTGCTTCTGTAGAATTCGCAGCGAACGGTTCTTCATTACTAGAAGGTGATGAATTATCCGTTAAATATCTTGGCGTAACTTCACATACTCAGGCTGGTTATAAATCTACCGGTTCTCAGGCTGAAGCAGTATTAGCTTAAGATAACATGTCACATAGTTTCCTCAAGGAGAGTAAGCTATATATAGTTTACGGCGGTAACAAGTATAGAATATATACTACTACCGCCTTAGACTTTTCTCAAACATTTGCGCAAGAATCGTACCCAGTAAAGACTTTGCACGACCAAACAAAGATGTTCGAGGGAGCAACTATAACTTCTGCCAACGCAGTTAATTTTAGTTTCACAGTTCCACTAACAAAAGAAAAGGGCGAAAGTCCAATCATTACTTTACTCTCAGAGTTAAATAATGAACAGTTGACTAGCTTTGATATGTATATTCAAACTGGTAGCTCAGTCTTTAAAGTAGACAACGCAATTATTACATCAGGAGATTTTAGCATTAGCCCAAATTCTCAATTTGTAGTAGGAGTACAGGGACAAGGAACTAAATTAGAAAGAGTTGGTGATGAAAGTTATGATTGGCACTCAGGATTTACCGCACCAAGCGGTAGTAACTGGGACACAGTTGGTAGTAATCAATTATCAGCTTCAACTAGAACTCCTCTTTTAGTTTATCCAGTAATTAGTATTGATAGCTTAAGTATGAATAATATCATATCTGTAAATCTTAATATACAAAATAATATTACTTGGAATGACTATAAGACCCTGCAAAAATCTCTAAATGTTACTAATGCTAGTAATATAATGCGACCGTCTGATTACGTGGTAGAAAAAAGAATTGTTTCGGGAACA